ATAATTAAGACGTAATAGCCTTACTCCAGAAGGATAAATCCTCCTGTAGGTAAAGTTACTAGGTAACTTAAGCAGTATAGGTTCCTGAAGCGGTACCCTTTGATCCAAACGTACCTTTCCATCCTTTTGATGCTGCGGTACCATATGAGTGAATATTGTACTCGTATGATCGGTTCTTTGAGTTATAGTCTTCTTCAATCTCAATTCCACCTTGTTCGATGTGGTGAAGTCCGTGAGACATTGAGTCAACCATAAACCAGTTAGTAGCAGTTCCTCCATTCTTAGTTCCAAGATATTTTGAAGTCATAAGATTGATCATTCCATCTTTGTAGATGTTAATGTCGTTGAAGTCTGTTCCTGATGCTTGTGTAGACTCTAGAAGAACTCTAGCTGTTCGCCGTAGTTCAATTGGAGCAAGAATAGTCTTTTCTCCGGCAAGGTCTAGTAAAGCTCCGTTGTCTTGAGTTTGGTTTTCAAGTGCAAGTTCTGCAATCTCGATGTTGTCTTCTGTTGATAGAGCAATGCTCCCAGCTGACGCGTTTGATTGTGAACTTCCTCCTGGTACAACAGATGGGTGAGCTACAGAGAACTGAGGCTTTGTATCGTTGAACCAGTTAAGGTTGAATCCATTCTTAAGACGGTCGTTGTTATCGAATCCTGAAGTAAGTAGGTTAAATCCCAGTTTATCTCGGAAACGCATAGCATCTCGTCCTTGGTGCATACCAGCTTTAAGTTGGTCTGCAATTTCGTTTCTTCGGATTGATTCAACCGTTACTTCAACTGATCCTGACATGTTGTCAACAACATATTTTGAGTCAAATCCTTTGTGTCGTTTTTGTTCTTTGGCATTTTCTCCTTCTCCACGATATCCAAATCCTGTGTAGTCAGTAAAGTCTGTATAGTTTACTTGAGCTGCATCTGTAGATTCAACATGAAGAATAGATAGAATACCAGGGGTGTATGAGTTAGCTCCTTGATCAACAGCATCAGTCATTTCTAGACCAATACCCTTAATAAGAGAACCAAATTTTCCTGTTTGTTCCATATTATTTTAAAAAGTTAGTTAGTGATAATTTATCGAGTGATAGCTGATACTGCGATTTTTGCAAATACAGTGGTAGCAACGTCAGGGTCAAATCCAATTACTTGAATTGGTCCTGCACCTACAGTTGATTCATCAATCGTTTTTGGTCCTGCAAGATCAAATAGAGCTCCGATAACGTCTGAACCTGAAGTGGTTCCTGCGTCAGCATCTAGTTCTACTTGATAAACTTGATCTCGTGAAGTGTTAACTACAGCCATTACTTTTGCAACGGTTGCGTTATCTGAAGCAGTTAGGAAAGTTCCCTTGTATGATCCAACTTGTGAACCAGCTGTTCCGTCAGTTACTATTGGTGTTCCGTCTTCATTAACAATGGCAACAACAACACCTAGGATAGCAGTTGTTGATGCGTCACCGAGGTCAACTTGACCAGCAGTTAGATCAACAATGTCTCCCACTGAAACAGTAATTGAGTTCTTGATAAGAAACTTATCAGTAACATTCTTTTCAGATGAAAGGTTATATTTTGGTATAAACATAATTGTAAATATTTTATAATTAATAATTATGAATTATAAGAAAGTAAGTAACCTACATCCCTATGATATAAAATTTATACCATATTTGGATACTTTGCTTTTAACTCTGCAAAGCGTTCCTCTGTCATTCCTTTCTCCTGTGCCTTAGCACGTTCTTCCCTTGTTAGAGATGCAACCGCCTGGTTATTTACCTCACCTGAACGTGATCCTGGTGTGGGTGAATGGGTAGGTGTTGTTACACTTCCTTCGTCTGGAGCTTTAGTAACTCCTGCAATTAACGAAGCCTTAGATAAATAATTATCAAAGTCTTGTTTTGTAGTAGCTTTATCGAGATTGTATTCATTGAACTCATCCTCGATTACTTTAAACTTAGATCCGTCTGGGTCGTTTGAAGAATTAAATAATGGGTTAGATTCCTTAAAAGATTCAAATGCAGCTTTCTTTGCTTCTTTGATTGACTCTACTTGTTCTAATTTACTCTGTACAAGCATAGCTTCTCTTACAGCTTCGGTAACACTTGATGGTTCAGTAGGAATTTTTTCTTCTACTTTAGCATCTTGAGCTTCCTTAAGTTCTGCATTTTTCTTTCGTAATTCTTTTAATTCATCTACTACTTTTTCTAGGTCTTGGGCAGATACCATCTTTTCCCCAGTTCTTTCTTCAGGTGGATTAGCGGGTGCCTCGTTAGTTTTTGTAATAGGTTCTTGGTTTTTGTTTGTATTTTCCATAGCACTTGTTTTTGGTATTCATCATAAAGATAAATACGGTTAAATCACTTTTTTACAAGGGGATGCCCTTGAGCCTTCATGCGGCTATTATGGCTTAATAATGAAAGACAGACTACCAAAAGGTAGTCACAGAAGGAACCATTTTTTAATAGTTCCAACTGTGATTATCGTTTGCTTGTCTTATTCGTTTTAAAAGAATGTATCGCTGATCTTAGTTTATTATAGAACTCATATTTAACTCTATTTAACATTCGATCTTCTTCTCCCTCCTTACCTAATGGCAATTGCATATTAGCTACTAAGATTTTATTTTGGTAAGATATAAATAAATCTTCAACACCCTGTAACCCTCCAAGAAGTTCTGCCATCATAGCAAACTCATTCTGAAAGGTTTCTCCTTTTTTAAGTGGTTTTAATTCTGTATCTACTTTAAATTCTTCTTGCATAATATTATTTAGGTTATCGTTGAGCAGCTCCAGCTACTTGTTGCGTCATGTTGTTTCCAAGGTTATTTGCCTGACCTCCTGGGGCTCCACCTCCTGGTTGTGGTGATCCACCCATTTCAGACATTTGCATTTCTTGTTTCTGTTTGGTCTGATCATCTAATGAAAGAATAAACCGACTAGGGTCATCCCCATTAGCTTCCATAAGTTGAGCAGCAAGTTCCTCCTTGTTAATCATCTCTGGGAATAGTTGCATGTAGGTCTGAGCCTTAAACATAGCAACCGCTTGTTCTGTTGCTTGAGTCTTTTCTAGTCTCTTATCAGCAACAATAATAACATCATAGTCAAACATCTCTTTGATGTAATCATCAGGCAATGCAACAATCTCTACCTTCTTTCCAGATGTTGCCTCCTCTACATCAGCTTGTGCTCTAAGGCTGTCCGCATCAGGCATCTTCTCCTTAGAATAAACTTGTATTATTTTTCTACCTCGTCTAATCTTACCGTCCTTATCTGGTGATAGTTCTGCATTGTCAATTGAAAACTCGTTAAACGCTTGATTAACATATTCGATATCTTGACCGACTACCTTATGAACAATTGGGTTCTTCTTATCAAAGTAAATCTGTAAGATGTTACCTATACGCAATTTAACCTTCTGCTTAACTGCTTCCTGTATCTGTAGCCCAAAGTAGGAAAGACTTGAAGCAACTCCAGCAGCAGCAGCTTCTACAGCCTTAGCTGTTGTTCTGTCTGCCATGTCTGCTGTAGATCCTCCTGATAAAGCATCAACAGATGACTCTTCAATAATGTTCTTAGTGTATCCAAGAATAAACTGATACCATCCTGATGGTGGGCTAATCTTTAGTTCCTTAATGGAATCATTAATAGATTTACCTCCAGTATCAATTGCGATACGTTGCCCAGGTCTTAGGTAATCATTCTCAATGTAATCAGTTGATGATGTAATAATCGGTGAGAACAAAGCCATGATAGATTGATCATAAACCATGTTAGTCATAACATCCAATTGGTCGTTTGCCTCTCTTAGTTTGTCTGGCATTGACTTACCGTAAATAAAGTTAGATGACAGGTGTTCAAACTTCATAGAGAAGAATGGAAGTGACTTGTGCTTAAACGGTAAAGGTGACGTTGTGTACGTTCCGTTTTTTAGTTTAATTGAGTTAATAAAGAATCCGTTAGCGAGAATAATATACTCATCAGTATTCTTTCTATAGATATGAAGAACTTCTATCATTCCATTTTCAATTCCTAGAGTTGTGTTATCGTCTCTATATGAAGGAAATGAATCTTGATCAGCAAGATTAAACTCTGGAATTTGAGAAGCTTTTTCAAATGTTCCATACTTAGAAGTAAACTCTTCCTTTGTTAGTAGCTCTCTCCAAGCACAACCGGTAAGTTCTTCAACACTGTTTACAAATATATTAGAAGGATAGAAATCCTCAATACTAACAATCTGTGTATAAAGTTTATTTTTAACTTCTGTCTTAGTCTTCTCTTCTCCTCCTTCTGTTACCGTTCTCTGAAGGTTTAATTCTTTAACATGTCCTTCATAAACAAACACTGTACCCTTAACCATAGCTTCAGTAATAACATCAGCCATAGTAAGTGCGTAGGTATTAGTTTGCTCTGAGTGTTCATATAGGTTATTAAGTATTGTTGAACGGTGATGTTTCCCAATACCTCTACCCTTAATCTGACCAATAGGCATAGACTGAATAGCTCTACCTGAGATATTATTAATCTTATTACGATTCATAGGAACATGGATAACTCCCTGCCAGTCCTCAATATCATCTCTTTCAAAGACAGAGGTTACATAGCGATAAACAGACTCATCTACATAATCAATAAGGGTCATACCCCCAAACAAAGATAGAACCCTGTTTCTATTATCTCTAATGTTTCTAAACCATCGGTAAGCTTCCTCAGCTATACTCCTCTCTTCCTTTGATTCATTAATCGTTTTTAATACAACTGGTGTCTTGTTTTTCTTGTTAGCTTTATATGCAATTGTTTTTGTGAAATTTTGTGGGGTTGGTATTTTTGACATAATCTTGTTTTAGGATGTATTATACTTGGTTAGTATAGCACACTTTTTGCATTTTGTAAAGCGATATCTAGAAACTCCTGACGGTTAGACAGTAAATACAGTCTCCTATCAAGCTTTTCTTTGTGACCCCAGTACCCCTTTATGGTTGTAGTAAGGCTCTCAGCACTATCCATCTTCTTCTTAGAGTCTAACGTTTGGTAAAAACCATAATCGCTATTGACTAAATCGCCTTGCATTTTCTTGTAATGATTATACTGTTTTAGGTCTATTTCTATATCAGCTAACAATAATTTATACATAGGGTTATTGTAATAAACTCTAGCATATGGGTACCCTCTGTACGGTTCTATTATTAAGTTCTCATGCTTATAGTTGTCTATAAACCTTTTAAACCAATAACTACCCTTATTGTATAAGTTATATTTATCTATCATATTATCTTAATCTCCGACTTCCTGACATTCTACCTGAAGATATCTTTTTCTCATATGAAGTCTTAGTACTCTTATGTTTGATATTAACAAGCCCAACTGATAGGTACTCAAAGGCAGTAGCCATGTGTGAATACTCATCATGCCTAGGTTTAGCATTTGATTGAACCTGTTGCTTACCCTCAAGGTTAGTAACCCTAAAGGCATAGTTCATCATAGACAAATCTAACCACAGGGTCTCCTTATTCTCATTCATCTCTATACCTCTCATGATAATCTTCTGAGTATCCGATTGTCTAGCATTAAATGTATTCCTCTCATAGTTAACATTAACATTAATATTAAACATTCTAAGTGTTTCAATAACTGAGTAATCTTGGTTCTGATGGTTTTGATTTCCACCTGGATCACCAAAGTGAACACCTGTCTTCCATTTAGCATGACGGTAAATCATCTCTAGTTCATCTTCACTATATGAGTACTGATACTCTGTAGCAATTTGCCCAGTAATAAACGGAACAAAGTAATCTATTAACTTAATACCTACTTTATAGAAAGCATCAAGAACAATCAACTTACCATCTTTAACCTGACACCAGATAATAGCAGTACCATCCGCATTACCAAAGTCCCACGATACATACAACGGTAGAGTCGGATCATATTCATAGTGACCCTTTCTAACATTTGATTTCCAATCTGTATAGATAACACCAACACGCGATGCATCATATGAAATGTCAATCTCTCTAGCTACAGTCTCCTTGGTATCTTTAAGTTTCTTATACCGGTACCACAGCTCATCCTTAAGTGGATGTTCCCTCCAGTGAAGAGTAACAGTATTTAATCCGGAATCAATTAGGAACTTATAATAGTTATACCCATTAGGTGTTGAGTTACCAATACGACAATCAGATGTTTCTCCAGAGGATTCCCATGCACCTTTAGCATAGTCCCAGAAACCTAACTCATCAAAAAAGATAGCCGTCTTTCTAGCTCCTCGACCAAACTCTGAACTCATAGTATCTCCTGTTATATAGTTATTCAATTGAGGATTAACAATCTTCCTCTTGTTAAAGTGATTCTTTTTAACATAACCCTTTGGCATCATCCATGAAGGAAGACCTCCTAATATATATTCAATCTTACCAAACATACTATCAATAGTACCATCCGTAACAAGAGCCTCCTTATATGAACCTAATAGGAAGTTAGACCCTGGTCGGAATAACCAATACCAAGTAAACACAAAAAGAATAATCCATGAAACTCCCATCTCTCGGCTCTTCTCAATAAGAATATCTGAACCTCTCTCAATTGATAAAACAACCTCTCCCACCATCCTCTTCTGAAATGGAAACATAATTAAAGGTAAGTGCTTAGTCTTAGTCTTAGGTGAGTTAACATACCCAAACACCTCAGCCCATTCACAAATAGACTCAGATATAATTCCAGACCTTTCTTCAGGTGTCATCTCTGGTGTACCCTGATTACTACAAACCTGATACAGTGCACCTCTTGAAAGCTTATCCTTATGTGCTGAGTTCTTCCAAGCTATAGCTTTTTCAATACTAGCCCGGTTATCTTCATAGTGCTTAGCCAGAAGTCTTTCAGTGTTCTCTCTAACCTCTCTTGATAGCTTAAGAAGCTCAGGTGTTTCTCCTAAGAGGCTTCTAGATGTGCTTTCATCCACTACTTCTACGTTGTCACTTACGTTGTCATTAGTCATTTTTCATTTGATTAGATTCTCTTTGTGAATTAAGAATATTAATAAGTTCCCCTTGATCCATAGTATTAAGCCCTTCTGATTTAACCAAGTGAGCTACGTGCTCAGTAGCTTCTCCCTTAGCTAATCTACTAGCCTCATATGAAATCTTAAATACATCAGCAAGCTTTTTAATATCCTGTTCCTTAATAGCCTTTTTAGTATTAAGAGTACTATACTTAAGATCTAATGCATTAGCCGCCTTAGAAGCAATAGACCCAAGCTTCTTTTCCATATCACTAACAGGTGTTGCAATAACCGCCTTAACAGATCTTGAGAGCCCATAGCTACTACCGTAGTCAGTCTCTTTAAGCCTCTGCCCTACACGATACATTACATCCTTAATATCCTCATCAGTAATATAATCAACATACAACTCTGGGTTCCTGCAGATATGTTGATAGATTCTCTGTATAACATTAGCTGGCTTCTTAGCTTCATTTATAAACAGTCTCTCTGTACCATACTTTTCCGCAAGAAGAGTCCTTGGTAAATACCTATGATCAAGAAACAACCTAACGGCTTCCTCCTTGGTAAACCCTACCTTCTTATATGTAGGTGTCTTATAGTCAGTTGTTTCATACCTAGAATCATCAGCTTGTGGCACTCCAGCAGCAACGTGAGCCTTGTGTAGCTTATCAAGTATATCCTTTCTTATTTCATCTTCCTTGTTTTGTTTCAGTTCTTTAACTGAATTAGTGTTACTCATATAATGCATACTACCATATATAAATATAAAAGTCAAGTACCTAATGTTTATATTAATAAATGCGAATATTTTGCATAATGGTATCCACAATTAGTATCCAAGTATACCGTTACATTGTGTATACTTTTAATAAATGCGAATATTTTGCATGTTACATCGTGTTTATTACAGGGTAACGATATAGAGGTATAACTTGACTTTTACATCGAATTATGCTACAATGGACTCAGATCAATAAGGTATTAATATACTTAAAGTATTGGTAGCAGACAAGGTTAGTGTCGCAGCTTCAAAGCATGAATGGTCCCGTTGGGATACCATTTTACTTTACCCATAGGTATTAACTATACTCATAACAGTGTAAAGTAGGAACAGATTATGTTTTTCGGGGGGACTTTTTCTTTTCTTTTCTTTTAATTCTTTGTAGTTCTTACCCTACTTCTTTTCTTTTCTTTTGTTCTATAATATATACAGAGTATAACCTAAGAGTATAACCTATTGGTATAACCTATTGGTATAACCTAAGAGTATAACCTAAGAGTATAACCTCTTGACAATTAACCTAAACTATGCTACACTAGTATAAGTAATGTGATCTTCTTAGAAGGCAAACATTAAAATGGGAAGATTTAAAAGTATACACAATTAGTATCCAAGTATACCGTTACATTGTGTATACCAATTATGTTTTCCATTGGGCAATCAATACGTACCACAGAGCAGCTACAATTTGTAGTTAGGTAGGGATCTCAATCCGTTGATTGTCTAATTGAATATGTAATCGTTAAAGCATCCACTTTGGTATCCATTGTGGGTTTTTTTTATAATATTTTTTATAATATTTTTTATAATATTTTTTATAATATTTTTTATAATATTTTTTATAATATTTTTTATAATATTTTTTATAATATTTTTTATAATATTTTTTATA